GGAGGGGACCTATCGGGCCTGCCCCAGGAGGGCCAAGGGGGCCTGGCAGAGCGGCAGGGGGAGGTGGTGGCCCTGCGGCCAGAGCCTCGGCATCTTGTCGTTTCTTCATCAGGACGCTCATCAGTTCGCTGACATAGAACTGCACCAGGTCGTCCCTTCCCTGCCGTTCTGAGGCGAGGAGGAGACTCCAGAGGGCTGCTTCCGGCAGCATCCTCTCGGCGAGTTGCTCCTTGATAGAGTCGTCCATCTGGTCTGCGTCCTGTATAGCGAGGATACGGTCACGTATCGCCCTGTCAGACAGTAACGGTGTCGGTCCCTCTCGTGCGATCTGAGCCATCGAGAACCGTGTCATATCGTCCTGTGGCAGTTGTCCCACGAGGTTGACGACGGGAGATCCCGTGTTCTTCAGTATATCCGGGCTTATCTCCTCGGTGAAGTAGACACGGTTCCTGTCCATGCCTGACACCTCCATCGACTTGAACGAGCCTTCGGCGTACTGGTCTGCTATCAGGTTGAAGATCATCTGGTACGCCTTCTCCGTTGCCCGGAGATACTTGTTGATGACCGTTTCCACGCCCTGTCTGAGCGTATTGATAGCGAACCCTGATAACTGGAACGGCAGTTCTCCGTAGACGGAGTGCGGTATCGAGCCGCGCTGCATCTCTCCTGATACGAGGCTCATAAAAGCCCCTGTCTCTTTCGCCATCTCAAGGAGTCCGAGCGGTTCGACGTTCTCGTTCTGGGCGAGGGATATCTCGGAACCCTCTAAGTAGGGGTCTTCGTCGAGTGACTTCATCCCGTCACGGGAACGGACGATGAGTCCCTGCCGGCGTGACCGTGCGGTCAGTTCGAGCAACGTACTCATCATCAGGTTGTGTTTCGGATAGAGGTCGCGTGTGGCACGGAACACCGATTCGCCGACATCGGAGATGGTGTCGTCCATATTGGACTGTGAGAGTGCCACGATGTAGGGGTTCGCCCCGACAGGCCCCAAGAATGCCGGTACCTGGTCGGCACCGTGTCTCGTCTGTTTCTTTATCACTCTCGTGAGCGGTGTCGTCGAGGAACCGTTGTTGATGAGGATCGTGTTCATCTCTTTGTCATAGAAGTCATAGACGTCTATGCCGTCCACCTTGTGCGGTGTGTCCCAGTCAACCCTGACGTTGTACTGGGAGAATATCTGATCCTTGGTCTTCGGCACCCTGTAGCACACCCATTCGAGGCCGTCGGGTCCCATGCCCCAGTATGTATGGAGCGGATCCCAGGGTGTTATGTCCACGTAGGTCGTGCCGTCCTCACGTTTGGCGAGGAGCGCCCGTCCTGCGTACCACCCACGTATCACTGCGTACCATCCTATCTGGTCGCGCAGGGTGGGGAGCATCAGGCGGCAGAGCCGTTCATCGGCTGCTGCCAGTATACCGATGAGAAACCGTTCTTTCCGGTCGTTCTTCTCACGGAGTTCCGCATCCGCCCCGTCGTGGGGGATACGGACGGTCATCTCAGCGCCGGACACCCATCCGATGACCTTCTCCGCATAGGTCTGCGGGTCATTGGACGTATAGGACTGGTAGCCCTCACCCGCGTCGTATGGTTCGAGCCGATACAGGGCGTGGTCGTCCTGCATCCTCTGCCTGAGCGGTTCGGTAGCGTCGTAATGGGCGTCTACCAGTGCTACGATATCCTCTGGTTTTCTTCGTGCCATCTACACCCACCTTTTCACATGGATACGTTCCCGTCCTTCGACGTAGCCGTACCCGAATCTGTCTATGAGGCCGTAGATTATGGCTTTTACGCCATGATTATACTTGTCTTCAGGGATTTCGCCAACTATGTTCCCTTCCCTGTCTGTTTTCCACCTGTACGCCTTGGTCTGCCCGTCGAATGGATTGGGTGCCGAGCCGAACTCCGAGAGGATGCCGTGGCACTTCGGGCTGAAGACGATACGTGGGGCGTGGGTCTTGGGGTCTATCTTGAGCCACCCCTTGAGCCTCTCCGTCCCCTCGTTGATCCTGATCTTCTGGGACGAGAGGTAGAGCCCTGTTCTGTCGAGCCAGACCTCTGCGGGGGCTGCCATTGCCTGGTGCTGGTTCCCTGCGATGTCAATGACTCCGAACTTTGCGTCGGGCCACCACTCTCGTGACTGGGCGACGTCGATGATGTCGTCGGTGACGAGTTGTTGTTCGTAGATCTCGTCGATGACTCTGATCTGTTCTCCGATGACCTGGACGACCTCCACGGCATACGCTCCAGCATAGCCCGGATCCATCCAGATATGGACTGGTTCACCTGGTTCATATTCCACCTCGCTTATATGCGCGTCGGGACGGAACTCAGGGAACACGAGTCCTTTGGGGGGCGAGGGTTTCCCCTCGATGCGTTCCATGAAGAAGTCGTCGCTCGACGCCTCTTTGAGTCTCTGTATCTCCGGGTCGTATTCCCCACCCGGATACAGGTGTATATTCGTATAACTCGGCAGGGAGAACGCCCGTGCATCCTTCTCCGCACCTGAAGCCCATGCCGTGAACATCTGGGGGTACCAACCTAGCGACCCCTCGAATGTTCCTGCGAGGAAGAGCCATCCCCGTTTCGGGGCGCATCTCCCTCTGAGTCTGAAGAACGTCTCGATATCGAGCTGTGACGCCTCGCATCCGAGGATCCCGTTGGGGGCTCGCATTGCGAGTGTACGGGGGTCTTTCGCGCTCTTCGTCTCAATCCGTGTGCCATCAGCAAGAGTGAGATGACCGGGATCGACTCGCTTCGATGCTTCCTTGAGGATCCCGAGCATGGAGAAGTCCTGCAAGAGGTACTCGAACTCTGCTCTAGTCCTCTCATAATCCGCCGCAACGAGCCAGTATAATCCTCGCTCTTCTGTCTCCGCAAAGCGTCCGAGGAGATATTTCGATGCGATGAGGGATTTCCCTGCCTGTTCACCGCCTGCGACGAGGTTGAACCTGTAGGGCGAGTTGAGAATAACCTTCTGCTCGTCCGTAGGAGTGAAACCAACCTTCTGAAAAAGGTAGTCACGTAAATCAGGCCCTTTCGTCGCGGTGGTCACTACTCGCCTTCGCCTTCTCCCTCTTCCTCGTCACCGCCGGTCTGTTCCCCGGTCTGTTCCTCGTCACAGGTACATTCCTCTTCACACTCGCACCGTTCTTTTTCTGTCGTCATCTCTTCCTCCTTGATTTTGACATAGCGATAGCGACCGCCTGCTTCTGCGGGCGGCCTTCCTTCTTCAGTGTCCGTATATTACTGCTGATCGCCTTCCGGCTCTTTCCCTTTTTCAGAGGCATCGCTTCGTCGCTCCAGTATCTCGGATAACGTCCTCTCGACCGTCACGGGGAGTTTCTCCTCTTCCACATCGCCACGACCCTTGCCAACCTCTTTCGCCGCCTTGCGCCACTCGATGATGAGTTCCTTCGCGGAATCCTCGCTCATAGCAAACTGCGGGCGGTACTTCTGGGGCATATTAGCATTCAACAAACCAATGAGCAAGATATCACTGCCACGGTTCTTGTCAGGATTCCTCACCCGGTCGAGGGCCAGCCCCTCCAGGGACTCGGCAAACGACTGCCGCATCAAATCAAAACGCTTCGCGAACTCAGGATCCTTGTGCCAGTTCCCATAACTCAACCTCGATATGCCGGCTATCTCACAAGCCTTCCGTATCGTCCCCCATTCCTCATACGCGGCAAGGAAGACCTCCTTCCGCTTCACAGCGTCCAGGCTCCTCTGGGTGTTACTCCTCCCAGAAACAAGAGCTTCCTTCTCTTCCATCTCAAAACCCCCTTCCCCTAACAACCCTATCCCCTTATGAGTATTACTTAGTAATATTACTACTTCCCCCCTTAAGGGGGGGAAGGAAGTAGTAATATTACTAGTAATATTACTCGATATTACTAGTAATACTATATCTAAATCACTGGTTTTTAAGGTTTTTTCGGGTATTACTAATGGTATTACTACCATATTACTCCTATCTGTCAATACTAGGACCCCTTTAGAGAGAAAAATTCTGTCAAGGATATCACAATAACCAACCATAAAACGACAAGACATACCCCCCCTAAGCAACCGATCACAGACAACCGTAACCACCCTCACAGACCACTACCGACCACTAACCACCGACCAACCAACCACCAACTACCACGTACACAATGCCATCTACTCTCCACCATCTACAGACCAACTATCCACTACTCACTATTCTCTCCCTTCTCATACTACTCACCCTTCTTCTCATCGGACTTCTTGATTGTTGTCGATGACTGGCATACGTCCCTACCGCCCCAACCAACTCCTGCCGTCATCGAGCGGGGCGGGGCTTGGGCGGCGGGGGTTTTTTGATTAATTGTAGAAACTTCTGTAATTCGTTTATACATTGTTTGTGCTTTGTTTGTGTTTTGTTCAACGTTTCAAGCTTCAAATTATAGGCAAAACAAGCCCTTCTGATAGCTTCACCTATACCAAACTACTAGCAAGGTGGTTATCGATGCTGTACGTGTCTTACAGTGCGTTGTAGGTACATTGTAGGGTTTTTCTTGGATAGTTAACAAAGGTATTAATCTATCCAACTACATCAATCAATCAATCACTAGCAATCATCCGGATCGCTTAGTTATCGACAGCTTCGCTGTAAGAAATATTGCCAAGTATTTCCCTGGGAAATACTTTCACAAATTTCTTTATTTATTACGCTTGGATATTGATAAAAGTCGTGCAATTATCATCGTTTTTAGACTTTTAATGTTCTCTTTTATCGGTTAAACTTAGGTGATAAGTACAA